CAATAATCTTCTCGAGCATGTCGTCGCCGAAATCAAATTCTCGCGAGCGAACTACTTGAACAGTGCTCTCAGCCAAGTCGTCCGGGACAGCCGAAGAGGTCTCGCGCCCAGGGTCAGCCAAGTCGTAACCGCGGGACGTAACGGCGCCTGTCGAATCGTTTTGTGAGTCGACGCCTCTTGCGGCCATTGTGAACGGCTGAACGATGTACGAAGTCGTATTCCGCCAATAAGGCGTCACGCCCACCAACTGCTTTGCTCCATCTGGAAGATTCAAACTCAGCATGTGGCCGGCGCGGACATCTTGCGGCCCCCACCACTGAGGCTCGTCCGGATTCCGGAGGTCACACCAGAGTTGTCCGGTCGGCAAGTAAGTCCGAGCGGTTGAAGCGTTCCCAGCTCCGCCGAACTCATTACCTTCCGTGATTCCGTTTGCCCACGGGAAGTTCAGGTACAGGACGTCGTCGTGGAATTCCATGTACCAGGAATCGACGGGCGTAGGCGGCAACCTGGCCAAGAAGCCCTTCACGTCATTTCCAATCGGTTTGGGCTCTGTACCAGGCGGCATCAACCACACGTTTCGCCCACTGCACCACGCCGTGCCGTAGGGTGTCTGACAGACCGCATGCGGAGCGACGAGCCCCTCGCGCCGCAGTACGGGTGTGATGCTCAACTCACCATCGTCAGTCGAGCTTGGCGGGACGCCCTGCACCAACCACACACTGCGCTGCTTCAGTGCTAGCACGTACGGCTCGACTGCTACGCCTCCCCCAACGATGGGTGTCGAAACCGCTCGGAGAAGTTTGTCTCCGTCACCGAATCCGATACCGGGCCACTTCGAAACCGACAAGAGCGTTCCCGGCGTTGCGCCGGGTTCAGTGAACGCGAGAAGTGATTCGTACGGAGGCGGGAGCCCTCCCATAACGAACACGCCCTTAAACACGTCACCGAACGAGAACTTAAATTTGTCCCCTGTAACACCGCTCCCTGTGTTCCAGGTCAATCCAAGCTCTCGGAAGATTGGAGCCTCACTCGTCTTCTTGAAGTCAGTAGCTCCCAGAATCAGCCCCGGGTACGTGTGCCCCAAGAAGAGGTACAGCTCGTTGTTGTGCGCCAACGATACCGGCCGTTTCGGGACACCCATCAGTCGCGGCACATACGGAAACCCGGCCGGACTCCCGGGCGTAACCGGCATGAACACTTTCGTCGCATCGCTGTTCGGGAAGTACAGTCCGCTCTGCGCCGAGTGCAGGAACCCGGCAATAGGGTCGTGCTCTGCGAACCCAAGCCCTGGTGACCCTGACGGGAAAGCGAAAGGAACGTAGAGAAGCGTGCGATGCACGCCGTTGGCGTCGAGGAACGAGTAGAGCCCAATCTCGGCGGCTCCGTCGTTAACGCCACTGGCCCACGGCAGATACGAAATCTCAGTCTTGGTCGAGTAAAGCCCAGTCCCCGTGTTGAGCTGCTTCTCGGCTATGCGCTGGACAAAGCGCGGCTCGATGTAGCCAATGTTCTTGTGGGGGAAACAATTGCGCGCCCACGCGAGCTTCTCGTCTTCAAGCTCACTCGCAGGCAGCGTGAGGTTAACGCCCTTGAACGACTTCAGGTTGGTATAGCCGACCGGCAAAACGCCTCCTCACACCGGTCCCATCCACCCTGGGCCTCGGTTGTCGAAGCTACGAGTACGGTGAGGTCCGCCAAGCTCGACTCTCGAGTTCTCGCGGCCGCCCTGATTTCCGTACCGAACACGGTCCTCTTTCGCCATGCGCATGAACTCACTCCACTCCGCAGGCGCACGCTCGTCTTGTTGATGCTTGAGCGCCATTGCATATACGCCCTGGAGAATCGTGAAGTCGTCCGGGTATTCGTTGACCGCGCTCGCGCTATATGTCGGAGTTGCAAGACCCTTACTACTCACCACTACCAATAGCTGGTAGTTTGCGTCGGCAATCGGAATTGGTTTCAGAGTAAAGCCACCAACCGGGTTGCGCGGTTCGACGACGACAGTGTGCGGTCGGCCAGTCTGCCCGCCGATTGACCCTTCGCTTGGCAACACGCGAGTGAAATCCGTTACGTGAAGCTCAGTCCAATCTGACCCGAGGTTCTCGGTGTAGATGAGAACTCGATCAATCCCGCGAACAGGCGTTCCGCCAAACACGTCCGCAGACCCGCCAATCGCGCTTCCAACTGTAACGGAGCTGTCGCCAGCAGCGAGGTCAACAATCGCTTTGCGTGAGGGTCCAAACGGGAAGGAAAACTTCTCGTTCAGGTGACGCATCACCAACCCAAGCCACGTCTGCGCCCGGGGCGCGAGCCCGGTATTGCCGGCAAGCTCGAGCGCTTCAGTGACGAGCTGGAGATGCGTCATCGACCCCACGGCTCAGCCCTGACCCGAGATTGCTTCCATTTGAGCCGACAAGCCCTGAGCCATCTGAACTTCCTTGTCCCAGCCGCGAATCTTGCCGAGGTCGAACCGAGAGCGCCGCTTCATGGTCTCGTAATTCGCCACCGTGCACATGATGGATTCGTACATGGACACCGGAACGAGGCTCATGCCGAAGTACGTTACGCCGTTCATACGCACTCCCGGGAACCCTTCCATGTTCTCAGAGAGCTGCGGCAGCACGCGGGCCGGCCGGTGTTTGCCGCCACAGACTCTCGTGTACTGACTGCACGTAGGACATCGCGTGTACTTCGGAAGCAACTCTTCCGGCTTACGCCCGTCCAGCTTCCCGGTCGCATTCACCTGACCCTGAAGGCCTTCAATAACCTTGGTCAACTTCACCAACTGTGCTTCGAGGAATTCAATGCGCGAGTCGGGAGCGCCCTTCTCTTTCGCTCGGTCAATCGCGCCCTCCACCAACTCCGGAAGCGCTTCTGCACGCTGCTCTGGTGTTTTATCCGTCTTCTGATCTTCTTCGCGCGCCTTCGTCTCGTCTTGCCGCGCCGAGTCGCCAGACTTCTTATTGCGGCTGTCGAACATACCCATGTCGGTACATCTCCTTGAGACTGCGTGGTCGAGTAACAGTACAAAAAACGAAGGCCCAGCGCCACCACGGCACCGGGCCTTCGCCCACGCGACACTCGGACAGGGAACCGAGCGCTTAGAAGTTCGAGGACAACTCGACAATGAGCAGAGCGAACTGGCGGCGAATGCCAGCTTTCGCCATGTACTTCGAACCAACCTTGCGCCGCTGAACAAGCGGGTCAGAGTCACTCGGAGTGGGCTGAGTCACGAGCCCCTTCTGTGTCAGTGGCGAAGCTTTCACCCAGTTCGCCGCCTCCCGGCCCATCATGTAAATGGGGTGCACAGTGACACCAGAAGCCGGCGTAGTAGGCGCTACGTCGCCCGAGGTCGGAATGCTGTCGATGTTCGTGACACTGCTCGGGTCAACACCCTGCGCGTAGAGACGCAAGTTCGAATCGCCAGTCGCCGACCCGGCATAGATGTCGTACGAATACCCGGCGGTCGACGGCGCAGTGAACGGAATGCGCGTATCGCTTGCCCCAGTCGCCTTGGTGATTTCAACGGTCATCTCCTCGGCGAAGCCGCGTTGCTTCGAACGCCGCACCACCTTGAAGTAGTACGTCGTCCCTACCGTCAACGAGCCGCCAGTTGTTGACCCAAAGTTCGACGAACTGACCGCAGTGAACCGCGCGAAGTTGGGAATGAAGTTAGTGCGAATGATTTGGAAACCAAGCCACGCGCCAGCCGTACCCTTCTCAACTTTTTCCACCTTGCCGCTGTGCGATTGGAGCAGCGAGTAGCCAGTAAACGAGGACCCGTTAGTCTCGTTGATGATGTCAGCTTCAACGTCCGGGTCAGTCACAGCGACGAAGAAATCGCCGTTCCGTTCGCCGGCGCCGCCGTTGCGCAAATTCACCGCGGCCTTCAGGAAAACTTCCTTCTTGAAAACGTCGGTTGACTGAATCGCGGCACGGTCGGCGCGGGTCCCGTCCCAGAACTGCTTGTTGGTGCTACCGAAGTTGAACACGTCGCAGATGGTGTAGTCCTGCACGCGGGCAATCGCGTCGGACAGCAACTCAATAGTCGCGTTGAGAAGCGGATGCTTCGTAGTGAAGAGCCCGACGTCCGTGAGCGTGATGTACAAACCCCACTGGTCAACCGTCACTGCGACGGTGCTGATGGTCATCGGCGTCTCAACCGGCGTCACTCCCTCGCTCAGAGGCGCCTGAGGGATGTCAGTTCGGTTGTAGACGATGAAATTCGCCGTCTTCCCGTTGCCCTTATCCAGCTCAACGTCCTCGCAGAGTTGAGGAAACTTGTGGATGAGCATCGAGCGGCTGATGAGCTTGTCGGCTACCCATCGGTTTTGGTCGTTCGAGAAAACGGACGAAAGGTTCGGCATGGCGCAGGCACCTCAGAAGGAAAGAGTTGACAGAAAGCCTATGCAGTTAGGCTGCCTACTGTAAAGGTCGCCCTGACTTGATGTCGCACCCAAAAGCCGAAAGGCAGTGAGTGCGGTTGCACTCACTGCCCTTCGAAACCAAATATTGGTCTGTTAGAAGCCGTTCTTGTCGAGAGCCTCTTCGCGAAGCTTAAGACGCTCATCGAGCGACTTTGACTCGACTTCGTCAAAGTTCAGCCCCGATTGCGGCATCTCGCGCAGACCTCCGCCCGGATTCTCAAACGCAGCGTTGCCGAGGAGCTGCGCTCGAAGAGCTGCCATCGACTTGGTCGGCGCCTCCTTGAGCATGCTACCCATCGTCCCGTTCCCGAGAACAAATGCGAGCGCTTCCTTTCGCGTCGGGATTTTCTCGATACGACGCTTCGTCCTCGGGTCGACAGAAACGGTGCGCAGACCCGTCGCGCGCCACCCCTGATACTGCTGTTCAGCCTCGGCTACCTGCTGCGGCAATGCGCCCATCGCTGCCGCGTGATTCATGAACATCATCTGGTCCAGCATGTCACTTTGCGCTTCAAGCTGGGCTTGAAGGGGCGTGATGCGCGACGACACGCGCCTCTCGAGAATCTCGTTCGTCTCTGGGTCAAAGTCAGGTTCTTTCGGCGGCGCTTCTTCACTCGGTTCTGGCAACCGCTCAGCCAACTTATTTAGAGCCTCAATGTACTGACCCTTTTCAGTTTCCCACTTCTTCTGTTCTGAAAGCAGAGTGTCCAACTTCTTCTGCAAATCACCTGCTCCACTCGAAGACCCTCCAGGCGTGATGTCGCTAACTCCGGGAGGATTACCGCCTTGCGCTTCGTCCGACATTTTCCAACTCCTTCTTTTGTGCTTCGAGTTTATCTTGCCGCTCGTCCAACTGCTTAATCACGCCGAGCATCATCTCTGGCCACTTCAGCACGTTCTCAACCGATTTGAGTTCTCCGCTGACTTTCAACATCAGGTGCGGCTCAGCCAGTGTCGTAAGTGAATTGACGAGGCGCTCGCGCTCGCCGAGGTAGAACGCTTTCAACGTTCCCCAGACTTCAGACTCACGAAGTGCGGCAATGCTCGTCCTCAATACCGCGCGGCTTTCACGCGTACTGAAATCGACTCTGGCAGGCTCTCCGTCAGACACTCTCAACTGCGCCGCCTCTCGGTCCGGCGGCGCTGTCAGCAAATCGTCCGGTAAACCACTAACTCTCCCTGTCATGACCGTAATGTTCGCCGGCTATTGCCGCGCCGTCAACCGTCAAGCTCGTCATCGCCAGGGTTACCTTCACTTGCCGCGTAGAGTCCAAGGTCGCCCATGCCACCAGCAAGCATGTTCGCCTCGTTCCGGACAGCGCCAAACGCCCCAGAAGGGTCGAGTTCTGGAGTTGCTCCATTCAGCGAGTTGCTTCCAGGAGCCCCCGCCGGCGCTTCTGGAGGTGTGGGCCATTGCTGTGGCTGCTGCGCTTGCTGAGGCGGGGTAGGAGCCCCCTTAACTAAAATCTTGTCGGTGTCTCGAAATCCAAACACGTCCCGCATCAAGCGCGTAATGAGGGGAGCAAGGTCGACGCGGACCCCGGCAGCACTGAGAGCCTGAATCGTCGCGGGATTCGACAGTACCTGAAGCGCCTGCATGATTTGTTGCCCGCGCACTTGGACGTTCATCAGCTGCGTGCTCGCGTTCCAGCGAAACCTGTAATCGCCGTAGAGCTGCATCGGGTTGATTGACCGAGCCGCCTGCTGCGCAAACGGTCCGCCCGCGGCGATGAGAACAGGGTCTTTCGCAAACGCGCGGTCCAGCGCCCAGAACCTCTTCATTGAAGGCTGCCAGGTATCTGTCTCCTGTGAACGCACAATCTGCTGCAGCGGGAGCTGCGCGTTAGTCTGCGCGGTGCCAACCCCTGTCGCGGTTCGGAACGCACGCCCAGGGGCTGACCCGCCGCTAAGCACCGGCATGGCTCCCATCATCTCTTGAAGCCAGCTCTGCGTCTGCGTCATCAGAACCGCGGAACTCTGAATCATTTCTTGCGGAGGTCTGAACTCTTTGATGGCGTTGTTCACGTCCGTAGCCAGAACCTGAAAGCCGGGGAAGAACTCGGTAAGCGCGCCCATCAGTACGTTGGGGTTGCTCACGATGCCGGGGTTCAGTACCCAAGTCGCAATATCCATCGCCTGGTTAACCTGGTCGTTCAGGAGCAACTGAAGCGGGTAGATGTCCTCGACAACTCCGCTTCCGTAGAGGCGCCCCACGACCTGCCCAAGACGGCCCATTACGTACGGATGACACGCGCCTGGACACGTGAATCGCGCCTCAACCGCGCGGAGTACCTTCCCGTCCTTCGTAACGGTGAAACAAAACGGGACCGGATTCCTCTCCTCTTCAAGAGACCGAGCTGAAGGGTCGAAGTCGCAATACACGTGCGAAGCGTCAACGTACGCGACGAGTTCTGCTTGACCAGTTCCTTGGGGCGGAGTCATACCCTGCCCGCTAAGACGTTCTTGGTCAGCCGCCTGTTTCTCGGGAATCGGGTCGGACCCCGCCGCTACCACCTCGCTCTTCACGTACTTGCCGCGCTCGGCGTCCCGCACGAGACAGCGTTTTGCCTCCGTGAAATCCTCGAAGACGAGTGTTGCATCCTCCAAGCTATTGGCTGTCACAGGGTAAGCGTAGAAGTCCTCGGCAGGAATCGGGGTGAAGCACGGACCTTCGTAACTGGTCTCTAACTCCGACTCTCCACTCATCAGCGAACCGTAAAGCTCTGCCTCACGTTCAACCGCCTTCGTTCGCTTCACAGTGCTGTAGCTCTTCGACTTCCAATGCACTCGCGCCGGCGAATTACCCTTCATGAACAGCTGTCGATAGTACGCCTCCGCATGCTGACGAACCTTTGCATCCTCAGCGCGGTTCTGCTCCAGCACTTGAACATCCGCGGCCATGTCGCCCCACTCGTCACGCTCGGGCTCAACAGCGAAAAACTCGTCGCCCGGAAAGGTCGCAGCAACGGTTTGTGCAACCAATGTCTCTACGCCCTTCTTCGTTGCAGGCATGTAGATGTTCGACTTCCCTTGGTATGCCTGAAACTCGTGCTCTTTACTCCACGCTTTGTGATACCTCGCCCAATTGAAGTTGAGCCTCGCGCGGTCTTGGCGGACTTCCTCCATGAGCGGGACGATTTCCTTTCGTACACGCTCGCGAACAGTTTCGCTCTCCGCCCAGTTCTTCACTTTTTGCTGCGCATCGCCGTAGGCCATGACCTAAACGTAGCTCAAAAAGTAGAGCCCCTGTACGCCTCACTCTCGCGTACAGGGGCTCCAGGAAGTCGAAGGGGAGGGGGAGGTTCTTCGACTTACGCTTTGGTGATGAGCATCGCCGCGAGCGCTTGGGCTACGGCTGCCTGCGGAATAACGAAGTAACGAACGGTAGCTGAAGCTAGGTCAATAGTTCCCCCACTCTCGTTCTGAATCCGAGACTTCACAGTGTTGGTCGCACTCACGTAGCTGGTGACCGTGATGCCCTGCGTGTCAATTGAGAGACTCGAGAGCACCAAATCTCCAAGAGCAGCGCCGGTGATGGTTGCGCCGGTAGAAGTAGCTCCAGCGCCGTCCGC